CAGATTCTGAGGCATCGGTCGTTTAGCTTCCAAGAGTTTAGTCAGCGGTATGCGGAGGCTTTGGATATGGAGTACAGTGAGGTACGGTTGCAGGATGATAAGAACCGACAGAACAGTCTTCCTACTGAGGACAGAGAGTTACAGCGCTGGTGGGATGAGATGCAACGTAGTTTGATAGCGCAAGCTAAAGGGGTGTACGGAGCTGCTCTGAATAACGGGATAGCTAAGGAGGTTGCCCGGAAGGTTTTACCAGAGGGGTTAACAAACAGTCGGATGTATATGAACGGGACGTTGCGGAGTTGGATGCACTATGTTGACATCCGCTGTGACGAGGCAACACAGAAGGAACATAGGGAAGTAGCAGATCAGTGTAAGGATATATTGACTGACCTCTTTCCTAGCATTTATGGAGAGAACAATGGAAGATAAACAGTACTACCACTTTAAGAAGAAATGCTCACGACCGAGTGTAGAGACTAACTCAGAGTTATTCTACGTGTGTAGCGAGGATGCACGGTGGGATGATATCATGCGACAGTTTGCGACATTCTTGGATACCTGTGGTTATGTGGGTGTGTATGAGAAGGTTGATAGTATGTTAGATGAGTATTGGGAGGAAAGGTTTGACTAAAATCTTAGTGATACCGGACTGTCAAGTGAAGCCGGGGATTCCGACAGAACATCTTGAGTGGGCAGGTAAGGCCATCTGTGAGTATCGCCCTGACGTGGTGGTTAACATAGGAGACTTTGCCGACATGCCCTCCCTGTCTACGCACGATAAGGTGGGCAGTAAATACTTCGAGGGCAAGCGTTATAAGGATGACATTGCCTTTGCTAAGATTGGGATGAAGAAGCTGTTAAAACCGTTGCGTGATTTGCAAGCCAGTCAGAAAGCTAACAAGACTAAGGTTTACAAGCCCCGCATGGTGATGACATTAGGTAACCACGAGAACCGTATCAACAGAGCAGTAGCTAATAACCCTATACTTGAAGGGGCTATCAGTGTAGCTGATCTGGAGTACGAGAAAGATTGGGAAGTACATGAGTTCCTCAGACCTCTATTCATTAACGGTGTGGGCTTTTGTCATTACTGGCCTGTTGGTGTTATGGGAAGACCTGCGTCCAGTGCGACTGTCATCGTTAACAAACTTCATATGTCGTGTGTGGCAGGTCATCAGCAGGGCAAGCAAGTAGCGTATGGGAAGAGGGCAGATGGGAAAGCAATCTGTGGTATTATTGCGGGTAGCTTCTATTTACATGACGAGGACTACATGGATCAACTAAGCAACAAACACTGGCGTGGGCTAGTGGTGTTAAACGAAGTGGAGGAGGGTGCGTTCGATGAGATGTTCTTGTCGATGAACTACCTACAAAAGAAATATGCTCACCCTGCCTGACATTTGTGATAAACTAGAGCGCCTAGACGAGGTGACGATATTGGAACTACTGGACATTCGTAGTGCTGATATTGTCGCCAAGTTTATGGATGCCATTGAAGAACGTGCCGATTACCTAGAGGAAATATTGGATGACAATTAAGATTGATTTAACACGGGATGCCCTGTTTGACTCCTTGGGGTTACAGCGTCTCAAAGAAAGTTACATGAAAGATGATGAAGTTAGCCCACAAGAAAGGTTTGCATTTGTATCAGAAGCTTTCTCAAGCAACCCTGAACACGCTCAGAGATTATACGAGTACAGCTCTAAGCATTGGTTGTCTTATAGCACTCCCATTCTTTCTTTTGGCCGTAGTAAGCGTGGGTTACCTATCTCTTGCTTTCTCAATTATATGGATGATAGCGCAGAAGGTTTGGTCGCTAATCTGTCTGAGACTAACTGGCTATCAATGCTTGGAGGCGGGGTTGGTGTTCACCTTGGTATCCGCAACAGTGATGATAAATCTACTGGGGTGATGCCGCACCTGAAGATGTATGATGCGTCCTCTCTGGCCTACCGTCAGGGTCGTACACGTCGGGGTTCTTATGCTGCCTTCTTGGATGTATCTCACCCTGACATCATTCAGTTCTTGGAGATGCGTAAGCCCACTGGTGACCAGAACATGAGGACACTAAACCTCAATCATGGTGTTAACATCAGTGATAAGTTTATGCAGATCATTGAGCGTTGCATGAAAGACCCAGAGGCTAACGATGACTGGGAGTTGATTAACCCTGCGAACGGTGAGGTGGCTGAGGTAGTTAGTGCAAAGGGATTGTGGCAGAAGATGTTAGACTTGCGTATGCAGACAGGTGAGCCATACTTCATCTTCATTGATACGGCTAACAGGGATATGCCTGAGTGGTTACACGCACAGGATTTAAAGATCAATGGGTCTAACCTATGCACTGAAATCTTCCTGCCTACCAGTGCTGACAGAACAGCAGTGTGTTGTCTGTCTAGCCTTAACTTGGAGTACTACGATGATTGGCGAGGTGTTGATCTTTTTATCCCGGATGTTATGGAGATGCTTGATAACGTGCTTAACTATTTTCTCGATAACGCTCCTCACCATATTCGTCGTGCAGTTTACTCTGCTTCCCGTGAGAGGTCTGTTGGACTTGGTACTCTAGGGTTCCACGCCTACTTGCAGAAGAACGGGATGGCTATCGATGGGGTGATGTCTAAGTTAACTAACCGTGATATATTTAAGTACATAAAGAAGGAGTGCGAACGTGCAGACAACAATCTTGTGGTTAAAAGAGGCGCTTGCCCGGATGCAGCTGAGTTTGGCATTGAGCGTAGGTTTAGTCATCATATGGCTATCGCTCCCAATGCTTCTTCCAGTCTTATTATGGGTAACACTTCGCCATCCATTGAGCCGTATCGAGCAAATGTTTTTAGGCAGGATACCCTAAGTGGTGCACATGTCTACCGTAACCGTTTCCTTGTTAAGCGGCTTGCTGAGTTGGGGTTAAACGACGATGACACTTGGGCTTCTATCATCGCACATGACGGTAGTGTTCAGCATCTGGACATACCAGAGGATGTGAAGGAGGTGTTCAAGACAGCGATGGAGATTGACCAGCGATGGTTGGTAGAGCTGGCAGCAGATCGACAGGAGTTTATTGACCAAGGCCAGAGTGTTAACCTATTCTTCCAGCCCAATACAACCATTGCCTATCTACATGCTGTACACTTCATGGCTTGGAAGCAGGGGTTGAAGAGTTTGTACTACCTACGCTCTGACAAGGTGCGTAAGGCAGATAAGGTTGGTGCTCAGGTTAAACGCCAGCGCATCGAGGAGACGATTGATATGACAGCTATTGCAAATGGAGAGACATGCCTAGCTTGCGAAGGTTAACTTGGATTAGGTGGCTAGAGATAGTCACCTGCCTACACATTATTGCTAACACATGGAGACAATGGTAATGAAGCCACAATTGACAGAAGAGAGAAACACATTCAAGCCGTTCAAATACCCTTGGGCATACGACGCTTGGTTACAACATGAGCAGAGCCATTGGTTACACTCAGAGGTTCCGATGGGGGAGGACTTGAAGGATTACCAGAAGAAGCTGAAGAAGGAGGAGAAGGAGTTCTTAACCAAAATCCTACGCTTCTTTGTGCAGGGTGATTTGGACATTGGAGATGGGTACTACACACACTACCTCCCCGTGTTCAAGCAACCAGAGGTGCGGATGATGATGAGTGGGTTTGCCGGACGAGAAGCTTTGCATGTCGCCGCCTACGCTCACCTAATTGAAACACTAGGGTTGCCTGAGAGTACCTACAACGAGTTCCTACAGTATGGTGAGATGGTGGAGAAGCATGAGTACTACCAGAACCTAGGCGATGCACCGATGGCAGAGAAGATTGCCACGATTAGCGCTTTTGGTGAGGGTATGCAGCTGTTCTCCTCCTTTGTTATGCTCCTTAACTTTGCCCGACATGGTAAGCTCAAAGGGTTAGGCCAGATCATTGCTTGGTCTATTGTGGATGAGACGCAACACGCTGAAGGTATGATTAAGGTGTACCGTGATTGGGTTAAACAGAACCCTAAAGATAGCTCAAGCGCGCGTGTGAAAGAAATCGCCCAAGAGATGGTGGCGCTAGAGGATAAGTTTATTGACCTAGCCTTCGGCATGTATGACGTAGAGGGGCTGACAGCAGAAGAGGTGAAGGAGTATATCCGCTACATCGCTGACCGTCGCCTGATTAGTATGGGTATGAAAGGTGTCTTTAAGGTAAAGAAGAATCCTCTGCCTTGGGTGGATGGTATGTTAGGCGTAAGCCACACTAACTTCTTTGAACAACGTGTAACAGATTATTCCAAGGGTGCTACTGAGGGCACATGGGATGACGTATGGGGTAAGGCAGCTTAATGGATAGCTTAAAAATAGATCCGATAGGTCATATGAGGACTTGGGTTTTATTGTTTAGGAGTAAAAGTAATCATGGTAAAATCTTGGATATCCCTCGTATTACTATGAGTTCAAATGACGCTTTCATATTTGCCCGACAATTAGAAGAATTTATTGACATAGTAGAAGAAAAACTCAAGGAAAAAAATGGTAACAAGAAAGAAAACAACAGACGCTGACACTAAACCACAACATGGGCTAAAGATGAAGTTAGATGATATGCTAACCATCAGCCCTAAGACAGAGAAGCAGAAGGAGTTCTTTGACGCATACCAGCAGGGGCACTATTTCTGTGCGCTGTCTGGTGTAGCTGGTACGGGTAAGACATACATCGCTTTCTACAAGGCGCTTGAGGAGGTTATGGATAAGAGTAACCCCTACGCCAAGCTTGTTATTATCCGTAGTAGTGTGCAGAGTCGGGAGATGGGGCACTTGCCGGGTGATGCCGAGGAGAAGATGAACCAGTTTACTGAGCCGTACAAGCAGATAGCGGCTGAGTTGTTCAAACGCAAGGACGCATGGGATCGGTTGGTCGAGCAAGGGTATGTGGAGTTCCTCTCTACCTCGTTCATTCGGGGTACGACGTTTAACAATGCTATTGTTATCCTTGATGAGAGTCAAAACTGTACGATGCACGAGCTGGACACCATCATCACCCGTATCGGTCACACGTCTAAGTTCTTCTTATGCGGTGACTATCGACAGGTGGACTTGAAGAAGAGGGATGATAAGAGTGGGTTGCTTGAGTTCTTAACCATCCTACGCTCGATGAAGGAGTTTACAGAGATTGAGTTTTCGGTAGCTGATATTGTCCGTAGTAGCTTGGTTAAGAATTACATCATCGCTCGGATTAAACACGAGGATAGTAAGTATGATTAACATCAACATGCGTCTAGGCATTGGGTTTGACATCGAGCATAACGACAACATCTGCCATGTGGTAGGGGATGATGAGGGGAGGTTTGTAGCCGCCTATGAGGGGCTTATCATTCGTATCCCCTTCTTCTCCATCTACATTGGTGAGTTTAGTGAGTTAGACCCTGAAATCTTAGAAATAGAAGACTAAAAAAAAGCCCCTAAGCTAACTGCCTAGGGGCTTTTTTGTTTACTCACCAAACCTCTCGTATCGCTTCTCGTCCATGATAGCTCGTCGTAAGTCTGGGTACTGTTTATATAACCTCATTTGGGCAACCTTTCTAGCCCCTCTCATCACCTGTTTCTCTGCGATTATCTCTGCCAACTTCTTGTTAGGCATTCGCTCAAGTGAAGGTAACACCCTGTTCAACCGCTTAGTGGCCTCCTCGTTAATAAACTTCTTGTAGTCACTATACTGTTGCGTTGTCAAGTCAACCTTACCCATCTTACGCTTAGTGGGTGAAATTGTAATACCAAGAGCATCCACCCTCTTTTGAAACTCAGTCTGCTCTGGGCTAGTAGCGATACCTGTCGTAGCTTGAGTCAGGTTACGCTCCATCGGCTGGATGTTGTTAGGGTCAGCACTAAAGGAAGCATAACGCTCTGGGAGTAGGTTACGAGCATACGGGATACGCTGTTGTAACTTCTCAATTGTCGTTATAGCCTCACGCTCGTACTGGTCAAACGTCCTAGCAGCAGTGTTACTAATAGCAGGGATGAGTCGTTTAGCATAGTTGTCTAACAAGTTCTGCAAACCCGTCGTATTGTTAGAGAACAAGGGGTCTAGGAGGTCAGAGAAACCTTGCATGAAGGTCTTCTGTAGCATGTTACTCTTGATAGATGACCATGCTGCATCTCTAGCATACTCCCACTCTTCACCACCCCTAACCTTACCATCCATAACATCCTTGGTTGCTTGGAAGGTATCAGTCATCATACCTAACACGGTTGCAAAGGGTTCAGCACGAGAGTAGTCTACCCATGTGTCACCAACCTTGATCGATGTAGGCTGCTTACCCTCAGCTTGCCATGTGTTACGCTCAGAGGGGTCAGTAGGCATGGAGCCTGTGATAATCCCTTGCTCAAACATCTGATACACACCAGTAGTGATGCCAAGTCCTACAAGCTGACGAGACACCATCTCTTCTTTGGTCATGTTACGAGTAACCGTCTCAAAGGTAGGGGTATCGGAACCTTTCTTGAAAACCTTGTTGGTCACTGTCTTAGTAGGACGAATAACCATACCAACGCCGGGGATGTAACCAGCACTCTCCTTAAAGATGTTCCAAGGAGTGCGGAGGAAGGGGATTGTCTGCGTAATAAGGGTCTCCACTGGGGTACGACCTTCACCTTTAGCCTCAGAAATCTTCTTTAACGTGCCTGACAGCTTAGCTTGGAACGTACCATCCGTAGCGTAATTGCGTACATCATAGATAGCAGTGTCAAAGTCACCACCGACCACCTGCTCAAATCGATCCATATCTCCATACAAGTCCTGCTCTTTCCCTGTTGTAAAAGTCTCTTCTTTATACTTCTTATACAAATCATCGTAAGAGCCTAACCCCTTCTCTTCATCTATAGAGGCTTTACGACTAAGGTAACTCATCATGCGTTGTGAGCGCAGACGAGCCTTAAAATACTCATCGATTCCGATAGTTAGCCTAGTGGGCATACGGATGATGTCACCAGTTTTACCACCGATAGCGTGAGTCATGTAGTCATAACTCTCACCTAACACCTGTCGTGCAAGATCAGGGTTAACCTTACCCTCTGCGTCGGGGGAGGCTCCTAAATCCACCATCAAATTGTTAAATTGTTTCTCTGATAACCCAAGAGCTTTAGGTGTTAGCTTGAAGTCAACAGGCAACCCAGTTCCAAAACCCCGTGAGAGGAATATCGTATCTGCATTCCAACCGTCGGTAAGTGCGGATAACATAGCTTTAGCTGCTCGACGCTCTTTAAGGGCTTCTGCTGCGTTACGCCCTGCTTTAGGTGCGTAGGCACTGATAGCGTTTAAAAGAGGCTTAGCAAGCGTCTGTAGCCCTCCACCAAGGGTGTTAACAACGGGAGTGCCTAACCCAGACAACATCCCGTTAATGATAAACTCATTCAGCTTCTGTCCAAAGTTAGGCTTCTTACCTGCCAGCCCCTGCTCAAACAAGTCATTGACTACCTCTGCGGCCTTCTCTGGGCTAACATCCTTGTACTTCTCATAGGCATCAATCATCTGGTCAATGTCTACTGCACATGCGTTACTATCTAATTTAGCCATTAACACACCACTCCCGGAAATATATTATTAAGATTCTGACCCTTACGAGCCTTCTCTGAAATCAGTCGAAATGCGTTTAAAGCACGACCAGCTTTACTGCCCTCATTCTTCTTGAACAAAGCAATGCCAGTATAATACATCAAATCCTGAGTAAGTTTCATTCCTTCAGCAGATTCAAATGACCCACCTTCTTTACGAAACTGAGCTGCCTTAGCCAATGTCTGCTCACGAGCTGCCATAGCTTGGTGGTAGAAGGGTGCAAAAGCTCCAACCTCTTCTTCACTCATACCACGCTTAGCACGACTCTTAGAAATCATCCACTCTACGATGTTGTTGTTATCTGCTAAAATCTTCTTCAATCGCTTCTGACCAGCACTCAGGTACTCAGCCAACCCTGTGGGGTGTTTAGCCTCTTCTGCTGCTCTGACCGAAGGAGGCATCATCTTGATAATGTCGTCAGGGGAAATAGAAGAAGCACGAGCAACTAACTCAGTCGGACTCATATCAACCAGCCCCGGAGCTAACTGCTCACCGTAGACAGAGGCTGGTCGAGCACGTGTAGCACCAGCGGCATCCCCCTCACGAGGAGCACCCGTCTGTAACCCTTCCATCTGAGGGGCTTGTTCAGCCCTTCCAGCAGGGGGTGTTGTCCACTGTTCCTTGTTAACAGGCTGTTGACCTGTCCAGAATTGCTGAGACTCATTGGTTACTTGGGGTTGATCTCCAGCCCCTCTACCCATCGCCTCTGCCTCTTGTGCCTGTCTCGCTTGAACGTCAGCCTTTGTGCGTTGACGGTAAGCAGGGAGGTCAATGCCAATACCAGCAGCTTCCATCCGTTGTAGGAAGGTAGCGTTGCTCATCATAGGGCGACCGGGGGCTAACAAGTCTTGAACCACAACAGTACCGTTGCGACCCACTGTGACATTAACACCAGCTCTTCGTAGCAAGGCCAAGTCAGTTTCATCCAACCCATCCTTAACAGTGACAGTCGGGGTTACAGGCTTAGCTACCTGTTGGGGTGCTGTCGCTCTAGCAGTGACAGTTTGAGCTACCGTTGATGGCTCAGCTAGGATTAACTTATTACCCTGAACAGGGGCAGAACCAAGCTTACGAGCCAATTCCGACCGAGCAGCTTTGGCAGCAGCTTTAACCTCTGCCTCATCTAACCCTGTCCTACCTTTTAACCAGTCAACGTAGGCGTCATGCTGGGCACTCTTACTGGTAGAGTTTCCTACAATGTAAAAAGCTTTGTCTAAGTCGTTCTCAAACTGTGTCTCAAACTTGTTAAACCGAGGCTTCGCACCAGCCAACTGTCGAGGTAGGGCTAGGTCGGCTGTCGGGATTACTTCCTCTGACACCTCAAACCTGCCACTGGTAGGGTTAAAGGTAGCAGCGTCAGGGATAGTAGGTTCCATCATCTTAGCGACAGAACTCTCCTCTGTTACCGACATATCGTCAACAGCCTTAGCCATGTTAGGGGATGATATAATTTCATCAGCATCTGCCTCTGCCTTGGTAGCCTGTGTACCTCGACCGAGCAGCTTACCCACCGCTGCACCAAGACCAGCACCTAAGCCAGCACCTGCTACGACGTTTAACACCTTACTGTCATCAAACTCCTCATACACGGGGTCAAGAGCACCCCCTAACGCACCACCAGCAGAGCCACGAAGAGCACCTGTCAAAGCTGCTCCACCAGCCGCTAGAGGCTTTAGGATGGCAGCAGGGAGGGTAACAGGATCAGCGGCAGAGCCTACCAACAAGCCCGTCCAACCAGCCACGGGGTTAGTCTCAAGCATCATACGTGAACGACGCTCTTGATCTAAGTCAACCTCTTGGTCAACAGAGATGAAGTCATTCTCAGGCAACATCCCTGCCAAGCCACGTAATGAGCTAGAGAAACCTCGACCTGCCTCTTCCATAAAAGTAGCAGCACTTCCGAAACCTTCACCTGACAGATACCGCTTAGCATCTTCACTAAGGTCAGCATACCTCTTCTCTTGAAATGCCTGATAGTCTTCTTCTGTTAATAAGTCAAGATTTACTTTTGCCATTATTTATTTCCTAACCTAGACTCCATAATTGTTATTTTGTCTTTGTTGTCTCTTATGAGTCTCTCTATCTGGGTTGTACTCTTACCTTGCTCTCTCAGCTTTTTAAGTTCAGATAACAACATTCTCTGTCTGTTATTAGCCGCCTTTAGCTCTGATTGCTTAGGAAATAGCATGGGCTTCTCATCCGGTGAAGGTAAGCTGTAAGGGTCATCCCCTCCTACCAAGTTACCTCCCTGATCCTTCATAGGGGGAATATTAATTGTAGCCCCTATCTCATCTTGGATAGCTGCACCAATCTCTACTTCCCCTCTAGGCTTTTTTTCAGCACCATTCAACCTAGGGTCATTAAATCCTTGACCCCTAGAGTTCTCTGGCAAAGCCTCAGAAGTCCCAACATCAACCCACTGACCATTACGCCACTCTTGAGTAACCATGACTTGCTTTTCAATGTCATTTATACCGTATGCATCTTTAGTCGTAATAATGCGATAGACGTTACGAGTACGGTTAGCGCCCTCAAACTCACCCTTCTCCACCTCTTTAGCCTTATCAGCGGCCTTCTGAGCTTGTTCTGGATACTTAGCTGATAACGCCTGAGCTAGTTTCTCGTAGAAAGCAGCTGAAGTTGTTGTACCTACCTCCGCAGCAACCTTAGCAAAGATATTTTTAACTTCATTCATCTGTTGCATACGGGGGTCAGATGCTCCCATCCCACCACCAGCAATGGCGTCACCCATCGTATCTGACATACCAGCGGCAGCTTGGACAATACCGCCATACTTACCATAACCACTACCTAAAGCTTGGTTAGATTTTAGGCGTTCTTGAGCAATATTACCCAACATATCTTGTTCGCCACTTGAAAACATCCCTGCCATATTTATCCCCTTATATTTAGAAGTCAAACCAGTTGAGAACTTCATCCAAAACTTCCTGAGCCGTGTCCCACACACTTGTACCAGCGTCACCTAACAGATCAGCTGCTTTGCCAATAATATTACCAGCATTATCAATTAAGTTTTCTCCTACTTTTGTAATCCCTTGACTAATTAAGTCAGTAGCTACACTGGTAGGAGTTGTGCCCGGCGTGTTAACAGCTTTAAGGATAGAATCATACTGTTTAGTACGTGCGGCAGTCGCAGCACTCTCAGCCGTAAGGCGCTCTTGTAATCCAGCACCAACCACATCTGCAAACAAACCACCTTGTTCAGCAGCAGCAGCAGCATCTTGTGCAGCCAGTGTACCAGATGCTTTAACTTGTTCTAACTGAGCAGCAGCAGGAGCCAATGCTTGATCCTGTAACTTACCAGCTTGAGTAACTTGCTTACCTTGCATATCAAGTGGGAGGTTAGCAGCGGAAGAACCAATGTTAAATAACCCTTGAGTATTAGCGATGTCCCCAGTCTCCAAAGCTTGTTGTTGTGCTGCCAAGAGGGAGGTAGCGTTACCTAACCCTAAAGCACGAGCCTGTTGTGATGTTGCCATCTGTTCAGCTTGGGTCATGCTATTGAAAGCATCCGCAGACTGTTGCTCTTGCACTGCCTTGTTACGAGCAAGTTGTTCAGATGTACCACCGTAGGCATCTGTCTGAATCCCTAACCTACCTTGAGATAACAGTCGGTTCTGAAGCTCTAGCGCCTCTCGCTGTTGGGCAGGTTGACGCATAGCTTGTTGCTGTTGGAATAACTTGTTAGCCATACTAGTGGTATCACCACCAAGCATGCCTGTCATCTCCTGAGCAGCAGTACCGTAACCAGCCCGTAGACCCGCTAAATCTTCCTGCCCAGCCCCTACCTGCTCCAACTGTGTGTTAGCGCCTGTGAGTGCCCCTGTTG